GCGGAAGCCGTATGCAAACAACTCCTCTGAAGTATACGGACGCTGAGGCGACATAGCTTGAGATTCTCTGAGTTGAGAAGCGGGAGCCACGACATGACCATGAGAGAAAGTGCTTATACCGGGAGCAAGCTGGTTGTTGTACCTGTATTGTTCGACGTTACCATCCTTCTTGTTACGAGTGGGATCCGCTACGTGTTGGAGTGCGGACACAGTACGCTTAGCACCGTTAAAGCCGAGGCCGTCGTTACGAGAACCGGTCATAGAACGGTTGGTAATACGTTTACCATTCACATGCTCACCTCTGGGAATATGACCACCGAAACCCTGGGACTTAGCACCGGCAACCGGGCGACGCTCGGGGAGGTATGCAGTCTTTTCGGGGCGGTTATTCGCAATCTCACCCATCTTACCACGTCGACCACCGAAAATATCGTGCGCGGGACCACTTCTACCAGGTAAAGTAGTCATTCTATACGCACCCACATTCTCGGGATTCACGCGTACTATCTGGTGGAAACCACCCGCTGCTGGAACATCGGGACCAACTGCGATACCCGGGCCCACCTGTTGCCTCTCAATAGGAGAAAGGTTATTCATGCGACCGCCGTCGAACATACGATCACGCATTTCTAAAACTTCGCCACCACTCGAACGCCCCTGTGGTGCAATATCCGAAAAATTACTTATCTCAACCTTTGAATCGGGTAAATTAGATAAACTAACGGGTTTGGGAGACATGACATTAGGTACCTCTTCCTGAATTACGGGAATAGATGCCTGTTGAACGGTCAAGTTGTACTCCTCAGTCTTCTTTTTTTCACTTAAAACTTTTCCTGCGTAAGCCAATCCAGCGATAGCTACTAACGAAAGTGGATCCGCCATTCTTAATTTTAGAAGAGATTTTTATTGACCAGGATATCGCTTCATGAACTGCATATTCTGAGTTTCGGCTGTGGTGCTGACGGGATCATATTGTACCGTGTTGAGAGGAAGCTTACATTTCATGTCTTGGAGAGGGAATAAATTTTGTTCGTACGTCTGAGCAACGACCTTGTTAAATCTAGACGTGGATTGAGGGCGGAGCATGTCACTCGTCTCGATAAACTGAGCGGGGGCACCCTTACCCGCCATGAAAGGAGAGGTACCGTATAACATGGTATTAGGTCTACTGGAACCATAGTTAAGGGTACTGGGCTGGGGGTAAGTGAATACCTCTTCCGTAGCACACACGGGAGGGCGAGCGGGGTTTTCGACAATTTTCAATCCTGGTTGAAGCTGATATGCCATTTATTATTACATGAGAATATTATCTATCTAAGCTGGACATCTATCCAAAAGTCGAACTGACAGTGCCAGCCCCTCTCCCAGAACCCCCGAACATACCACTACGCATATCACCACTCGAATCTAAACCACCAAAAGCTTCTAATTGCACCCCTCGTGCATTGACATTACACAAACTCGGGTCCGACTTGCAAATCGGGGCACCTTTCTCACCATATAACCATTCCGCGAAAGCGGTCTGATCACCCGGAATATTCGTCACGGGACCGGAAACGAACTGCCTAGAAAATGCATTTCGTTGAGAATCAGGCATGGGAGAACGGGACTTTTGCGGACCATAAGGAATACGGCCTGATAACATATGATTCACTTCATCGCGAACTGTCTCATATCCACAAGCCGAAGGACGATCCGGACGACCATCATAGTCGCTCATCAAAACATTCGCCATAGGATTATCGACCGTGGGAAGCTGACACTCCGGAACGTACGTCTCCTTCTTCGCATTATTTCCCTTTATCATTTTAGACTTTTCCATTACGTATAAAACAGAGAGGACCGTAGCCCCTAATATAAAAATGCGCATATCTCGTCTGATGAGATACAACATACACGTCGCATAAATGACAAATCGTGCTGTGGCATTTACCCTTTCGACTTTCGTCTGTTGATTGGTGGGCCAGAATTCGGTGATTTTATCAGACCTGACAACCTGCTTTGGATCCACAAACAGTGAGACCATTTATATTATGCTTAGTTTATTTTTTCAACATACCACTGAGTAGCCCCTGCATAGACTGCATAAGCTTATTCTCATCGATTTCCAGTTCGCCATCTTCGTTTGATAGCTTATCTGCACACTGCTTGGCGACCGTCTCGATCATACTAAGTGTGTCCGCTGGGATTGATGTGATAGTAGTACCAAGCATGTATAGCGTTTGGAGATACTGCCAGATAGCATCCTTAGTACCTGTAGACGCCTTGGGCCAGCAGTTTTTAAGATTGATATCCTTGAGAAATTCAATATTTTCTGCGTGTTCAAGAAAGAAAGATTCATCCTTAGAGTTGATCTTATCCACATGAGGGGCGACATTTTCCATGAAACCATCGACAATCATCTTGCCGTTGGCGGATCTCATAAGTTCAAAAGCAGCGATGTACTTTTTGAGTCCCTTCTCTTCTGGGAAGGTTTTGTGTAGTTCCATAAGAAATTGGCCCATCATGTCGTTAAACGCTGTAACGGAAGTCATATATAACATATGTTGCGATTAATCTTTAAGTTACTCAAAAGGGGTCGGTAGAAATGGTTTCACGTTTACCTAAACCGTTAGATATGATAAAATAGACTAGTATAGCTATTAATGCTGCTGGTTTGGCATAAGCGCTCGTAGAGAGAGTACCCTCATCATTGAGTCGAGCTTTGCCGTGAATGTATAAAGCGGTAAGACCGGCTGCAATTATGGCCGCGGAACCCGGGTCGCGGAAGTATTCGTCCATATTTAATAGCGGAGTTTTTTACTCCTGGTGTCTGCTGCATCTGCGAATAGGTCGCCACTCGGACCCTGGCGCTGCTGGGGTCGGGTATTCACGGTTCTAAATTCATTTTGAAACGGATTGGCTGCCGCCTGCTGGGGTGCTTCGTACTCTTCCATGGGCTGTTCCATCTGCTCCTGATACTCTTCGGATGGTTCCCCCATTTCATCTTCGATATCACCCATGGGGTGTTCCATACCTTCTCCTTCCATACCTTCTCCTTCCATACCACCCTCCATACCACCCTCCATTCCTTCTTCCGGCTGCCCCTCGAAACCTCCACCCATTTCACCGGGGTTTTCTTCGTCGTACTCTTCGATATTATCTTCAACCATGTTAGCGTCTTGGGGATCAAGCATGTCTTCTCCATTAGAAGCCATGTATGTTTGTAAAATCTGTTGAACTGGGATTAACTCCTTTACAGTCGTCTCCACACATGCAGTGAATCGTTCATACAGTTTATCGTTGCGAGCATGTTCCGATTGGCTATCGGTGAAAACATACGGATCTCGGTAAACATCCTTCGCAGCGTTCTTATAACACGTGTGAATGAAGATTTCATTCGTGGGAAGTTTGACGGACATTTTCTTAGAATCTGAACTCAGTCGAACAGCCGACAGAATCTTTACAGAACTGACGAATACAGCGGCGACAAGATCTCTAAACCACGCACATCGCGCGGCGATATTCTCTGTATGCTGTCTAGCCATTGTTTCGTTCCACTCGGGGACGTCTTTCAATAAATTCTGGAACATCAACAGGACTTTACGACCTTTAGATAACTTTTGGGCTTCTGAATACATATCTTCAAAAACTTCGATCATAACTGGACACATAAGAATGCATAGCTGTTCCATGTATTCGCGCTTAGCTTCGACTAAAATGTTCAAATTATCCATTTATGATAGACTGGTCTTTTTTTTATCAGCGTTACTGCGCATCTCTCCTGTACCTATTTGCCACCTTTTTAAGATTGACCAACGTAGGGAAATCTTCTATATGATCTATCGACCCCGGTTGTGGTTCCCTGTCCCTTTTAATTTTCCATGTGATAGTGAATTCAAAATTACCTGTTATATGTACGATGAATCCACTCAACTCCAACTGTCTTTTGAGATAAGACGTTGCTTTTAAACGATCATATGTCGGATACCCTACTATAAATGCGGGCACCTCAAACGCAACTCTCCTTTTCTGAGATTCAACCGCTCTTCGCACTTTACGTGAAATTTGTTTATATAACTCCACATATGTCTCTTTTTTCATACGATTCCTGTTATTAGTTATTCGCGAGATTTCCTCTACGCTTATCATTAATATTAGCTGGACTTATTTTTTAACAATTCTTCCTCACTTTTACTAATTTCAGTAAACGGTATGTATTCGTGTCCTTGAATCGTACTTTCGAACGGAGTTCTATCCGCGGGTGGTTTAACATTCATCGGCTGAGATCGAGCGCTTATAACCCTAGCGTTAGGCTTACCCGCTTTACCTATAGAACTTGCATCCGTGACCAGGATATCAACGGACACCATAAAACCATATGGGAATCCACCTCGCTTCAAAACCATAAACATGCATCTATACATAGCATGATTCTTTTGTTTGTGTGTGAATTGTTTCAGACCACTTGTCTCTATGATGTAATTGTTAATTCCCGTCTTTTCTTTGATATACTTACTCGTCGTGAGCACGAGTGATTCCATTACGTCGTGATTTACGATCGCTTTTGTTTGTACATATTCTACCATATTCGGTAATGGGTCGTTGAGTACAATCGCACCACTCTCTTTCGAAGCGATCGAGTATTTCTCTTCCCTGGACATCACTAACAAAATGACCAGTATGAATAACAAGATGTTTATCATTTAATATAGACCTTCAAAAAAATCGTGTGTAATTTACCAATTTTTTTTGAGATGATAATTTAGATGTCACTTTTAGTCTTCAGCCCAAAGTGTAAACATAGCATGGAGGTGTTAACGTTCATAAACAGTCACAATCAACTGAAACAGATTGTACAATATCATAATGTATCTGAAATGGGTATTCCTCCACAGTACAGGTCAAAAATTACCAGGGTTCCTACGATGTTGACTAAACATGGAAAGATCCTTGTCGGGAAAGAAATTCAGAATTGGTTGGAATCACTTCTACCAGTACAAGATCTTGAAACATGCGGATTCGGGGGTAGCCTAAATACGACAACCCTCGACGGTGAAGGAACGAGTGATATGTTCACGATAGAAGAATACGGAAGGTCTTTACAACCACCCATGACTGCAGAACTTGAGGCAAAAATTAGTCGTAAAGTTGAAGACGCTGCTTATACGGATATAAAGAATTAAGTTGTGGTCAAAATAGTATGAAACTTGTGACCGTTCAAGCCGCGGCCATAAAGTCTACATTTGAAGTTCTTAAAGATATTCTCAATGATGTGAATATTTACTTTAAGCCGAGTGGTATGTACATCGTTACACTTGATACGGCGCGGACATCACTTATCGATATGCATCTTCCGGCTGAGAATTTTGAAGAATATGAATGCGACGAAGAGATCGACTGTGGTGTCAATATGACAAATATGCATAAACTTCTCAAGACTATCACCGTAAACGATATTCTGATCATGTCCATTCGATCGAAAGAGCACATGAATATCGAAATCCATAGTGAACAAAAAAAGACATCCACTAAGTTTGAGTTGAAGCTTCTTGATATCAACGAAAATCAGATAGAAGTTCCGGAAATGCATATGATGGTTAATACACCTATACCCTCCATCGATTTTCAGAGAATTTGTAGAGATATGTCTAACATAGGAGACGAATTAGAAATCCACAGAGGTGGAAACATTTTACGGCTCGTATGTAAGGGAGATTTTGCAAACCAAGAGACGGAAATTCAATGTGTGGAAGAATGTCCCGCTATGTCTGGTACATATTCACTGAAATATATGAATATTTTCACAAAGGCGACTAGTATGTGTTCAACCGTGCAGATTATGCAGGAGGATCAAAACCGATTCTTGATTTTACGGTACAATGTCGCGAACCTAGGAGACTTGAAATTCTATCTCGCCACTAAGGTAAACGAAGATCAGACATGAATCCGGTCATCGTATCAACCGTTTTCATCATACCTAGACAGTTTTTCAATTTAATGCGAGGAAGATTGTTTTTTAGCGCGAATTCATCATAAAATAACATATCTTTTACGAAGATCTTCTCACCATAAAAATCCGAGTGTGGACCCGCGTAGCGTCTAATTTTTTCGAGAATGTCTTTTACTGGCTTGTCATCCGAACTCAGTAATTGTGCACCGACTAACGGAATGTGGAACGACATGGTATTAACCTTTTTAGGTGGCCATGTATAGTCGTGATTATACGTTATGTATTTGTATATACGATTGTTGCACCAGTATTTAATTCGAATAATCATTTTTGTCACGGCTTCAGGGGGTTTGGGAATAGGGTCACCGGGGAGAATACCAGCGCGCCCTAGATCTAGTGAACATATACCGTACGATTTTACGATAGGATA